CTTTGATGGCTGCATCCCCCATTGCTGCCTGCATTGCAACAACATTTTCTCTACCTTGTCCAAATTGGTGGGCAATACTAGTCGCATACCCTTCCATTTCCTCCATGGTTTTGATTATTTCGGAACCTTCAAAATTGGTCATGATAGCATCCCCAATATCTTTACCCAAACTTTTAAGATAATCCCCAAAACCTTGGATTGGGTTTGTTGTTCCTGTAGATGAACCTGCTTGCATACTTTTTAAGTTTTAATATAAATAGGTTCCGATTTAATTTTTTGGAGTATTTTCTTCTATGATTTTGTTGATTAGAAATTTTCGAGCGTATGTGGGGATATTAAGAAATTCATAATATGAAGTTCTTAATATTTTAGCCATAACATAGAATTCTTCAAGTAGGAATAGTCTGTAATCAGAAGAAAGGGCGAAAAAATTCAGCCCCAAAGGTAATCTCGAAAGATACCAATTCTCCTGACGGGGCTATAACTTGTCTTCTTAAGTCTAAAGAGATTTGATTTTCTCTCATAAAATTTCGAATGTGTTTAGAATCCATAATTGGTAACGATGCAACAAATTGAGCGATATGTCCTCTATCTGAATTACCGTCAACTTCTTGGATTTGTCTTTCTAATCTCCATGTTATTTTTGGAGCAACTCTACCAACGGGATATTGTTCTACCATTTTTTCAATATCCATAATTTCACCATAAGTTAATGGTTTCAATTTAACTGTTGAGCCACTTCTTGGTAGTTTAGTAGTAAATAATCCGTTCTCATCAGGTGCGTTTGGAATACGTTTAATATTTAACTCATCCAAAAGGATTTCGGTATCAAACGGTTTACCTGTTTTTGGGTCGGTAACTGATATTTTATATTCAGGCCCAAATGAAGTATTTCGTAAAAATATGAGAATCGCTTCAATATCCCCTTCAAGCATTTCATCAGGTCTGATGTCGTGTTCGTATATTTTGTTTCTTAATAATGATAGTACTATATTTGTAGATGAGCCAGGTTGTGACGCAACTGATACTAAAAAGTTTTCATCATTAGCGGTTAAATAACCAACTTTAACTGATTTCTTTTTTGATTTATAAAAAATACCCCCTGTTGGTAATTGTACCACATCATGTGGTAAATTAAAATTTTCTTGTCCTGCGGTATATGCGTTTTGTTCCATGTTTTTCTTTTAAAAATAATTTGACTATTATAAAAATCAATCTTTCTTTTTAGAATCTGATTGTTTATTATTTTTTTTCTTTTTTTTATGTCTATTGTCAAACTCTTCTTTAGTTTCAAATATTTTACCACAAGTTTGACATGTATATCCTGTTAAGTTTTCCATAATTATATAATAAAAAAAGTTCCACGTTTGTACATGGAACTTTAAATTTTATGTTAATTCTAAATTTTAGTATACTAATACACAACGGTCCATCTGAAGTGTTGCAGAAATTGTTGCAATACCATCGGTTGAATATCCTAAAGAGTCAAAGTTAACTGAAGTTAAAAATGTCCCTTCAATAATCCATTTTTCAACAACAACACCTGTTGGGTCTAACATTTCAAGGTCCACATTCTTTTTATAACCCGCAGCGTAACCCATACGACCTGTTACAGATTCCGCACATAAACGAACCCACTCCATAAGAGCTTGTGATGCTGAAGGACCAATAGGGTCACGGAATTTAACGTTAATAGGATTCCATTTAAATCTACCAGCAACATATGTCGAGGTATTTAAAAACGGTATCTCTGTAGCGTTAACTGTGATTGACGGTCTAGCGGCGGTTTCTACAAACCATTCATTGATACCCAATGTAGATGGAAATCTCATGATGAACCTGTTCTGTCTTTTAGGTTCATAAGGTATCGGCATTTTCATTAATAAATCAGCCATTTTGTTGTATTTTTTTTTCTTCTTTTATTTTATTATAAATATCCCCAAGTAAAATTTTTCTCTTTACTTTTGGTTTTTTAATTTTAATCTTCCATTATAAGTATCTAGTTAATATAATTTTTTCTTTCCTCCAGCAGTTGAATAAGTTTTAAGTATCGGTTCTTTTTCAAAATGTTGTTTCATTTTTTCTAAATTTCTAACATCATCATCTGAAAATCCAATTGTAGGTAAGAAATTATTAGATACTTTGTTCTTTAAAAATGCTTTCTTTTGGAGGTGGGAAGCCATATCTCTAACATATGAAATAAATTCTTTCATCGCTTTAACTTTACCTTCTTCAGGATTTGTTGCAGAACCTTCTCCATAACTTACAGGGTAAAATTTACACATATCTAAATACTCTCTAATCATTTCTCTTGGGGAAGACTCCTCTTCGTCCGTTAAATTTCTATATTTTGTTAAATTTTTAACCAACTCCTTTGCAGATATCCCTCCTGTATTTGAGACAATTAAATTATAAACTGCCTCTTTTAATACATTTGGTGTATGTCCTCTTGCAGTGATTATGGAAAAAATAGACCCGTTATTTATCGCCTCCACAAAATCATCCCATGCAGGTCCTTGCTTTGCCGTCAAAGAATCTACAATAAATTGTTTATCTCCTTTAACCCCAAAATATCTAAACGGTTCTTCTGCAAAACCTACTATGGTATGACCTTCATACTCAAATGGTTCTTTACCTATTTCAGTTCTATATTCCGCAAAGTCTTCTGTTGACATACCAACTTCATTACCACCTTCGTCTTTAAGGATTATCTTTGTTGGCATAACCATAATATTATCATCCCAGTCGAATGAATAATATTTCATGTCAGGAGTACCCTCCTCATCAATTCCCTCTTTAAAAATTCTTCTATTAACTTTCATATAATTAAATGGCTAAAAGGTGGGGAATAAACCCCACCTTATTTTTTGTTTTAGATATTTTCAAACGACGCTCCTGTTGGAGTAATGTAGAATGTGATATCAATGAATTCAAGTGACTTAGTTGGTTTGATGTAAATCTTACCTGTCATTTGGTTTCTATCTAAGTCAGCAGCATCTGAAGAAACTGTTACACGGAAATCGTATACCCCTCTGTCTCTTCTAATTGCGTCTAAGATAGGATTCACCGCATTTAAGAAGTCTTGTCTTACTTTCTCGTCATTCTGTTCGAATAGTAATCTTACAGAAACCGCTGAAATCAACTTACGAGCTTGTAGTAACAATCTTCTAACGTTTATTCTGTCAAGTGCAGACTCTCTAATCTGTAAAGTTTTGTTACCCCAAATAACCGTACCAACATCAGAGAAAGTAGCGATTGGGTTAAGTCTACCTTTATATAGAGTATCTCTATCTTCTTGAGTTAACTTCTTACGTGCTTTAATTGCGTTTACTATACCACGAGTGTAACCCGCTGATGCGAACCATGGGAAAGCGATATTATCTGTTAACGCTAAGTTTCTACAAACTTCAGCAGTTGCTGGAATGTAAATCTGAGTGTTATTTACAGTATCACGAGTTAGAACCCAAGGGTAGTAAGTACATGTATAGTTAGAATCGATTCCCGCAGTTTCTAAGTTGTCAACCGCTTCTTGAGGATAAATCAAGTCTAATTGGTCACCTGTTTGAGGTACAAACATATTGTAGTCAGGTGTAGTACAGATGTACAAGGAATCCGCTCTATCGTTTTCAACCATGTCAATCGCGGTACCTACCAATCCTGGATGATTTAAATAATCAATACCTGGTGTTACAAATACGTTAATATTAACCGCTTCAGGATTAGCAAAAGTTCTTTGTCCTAATAAGTATGCGTAGTAGTCAGTGTTTGCCCAATCTTGAGTATTGTCACCAACTGTGATTTGTTTAAACGCTCCCCACCCTGATGCAGTTGGGTATCTAAACGAAGGACACGCTCCTTTTAAATAACCTGACCTACCTAGAACAAAACGGTCTTGGTTGGTTCTATATTCTCTGTAAATATCCCAACCGTCAAAACCTCCTGAACATAAGAATGAGAACTTACGTGCGAATAATCTATAGTATTGGTTAGTTTCATCTTCAGGGTCTTGAGTAAATTCAGATGCTCCAACAAAGAATGCTGGTGTTCCACTTGTACTAAATGCTCCTGAAATTGTAATTCCACTTGCGTTTTTATCCATGTGGTAACCTCTAGTTTTGTATGCCCATTCATCACCTGAAACATCAGTACAAACATCCAATGGTAATTGTTTACCTTTATAAGTGTAAAAATCAACGTCAAAACCAATAGTGTCAGAAATACCCAAATATGTTCTTCTCACATTATCTCCTGCACTTCTTACGATATCGTCCGCTCCTGAAGATAAACCAAATGGTGGGTTATAAACAACCTCACCTGGGAAGTCATATTTAGTTTTGTATATTGGGAATGGAGGTCTAAGACCTGCGTATTCTCTAAATGCGTAACCTTGGAATCCACAAGGTAATGCGTCTACAGGAGCGTCAGGATTAAGTTCCAACATTATAAATTTAGAGTTTAATTCATATTCACCGTCTACTGAACCAACTTTTTTACCAACGAAATTGTTGTTACTTGGGTCAAGTGAACAGTTAGTGAATTTTTCTAATACTGTAGGTGCTGAATCAGAGTCAAAGAAATCTCTAACAAATAAATCAAATGTTCCGTTTCCAAATGAAATGTTAGCAATTGAAATCTTAACCTCGATATTAGCCGCGTCACCGTCAGCGATTGTTGTTACTTTGAACAGGTTGTAAACTTTATTACCTCTAAGTTCAGATACAACCCAAGGTGACATAGGTGATTGATATTTTTCAAGGTACCACGCGATTGATGTAGGGTCATTACCTTGTCTTGCGTCAGGTAAAGCGGTTAAACTACAATTTAATCCTCTAATGTATCCTTTTCTCCATGCGTAATTTAATAACGCTTGGAACCTTTCTTCGACAAATAAAGGAACTTCTCTTCTTGGTTTTGCGAAGTTAGATGCTCCAAACACTTTAGAAAGATATTTAGGGTCTGAGTTTTGGAATGATGTTTCAAAGAAGAAACTTTGACCATCATTATTAGTTACGTTTAGACCAAAAGTTGCATATGGGTTTTTAGTAACCGCACTATAACCATTTGTACAATCCATTGATACGTCAGTTAATCCTGTAACTTCGTATACCGCTCCGTCATCAGAAGAATACGTTGCCAATCCTCTTGAACGGAATGTTGCGATTACTAAATCGTCATAGTCAGTGTAAGCAACACCATCAAACACATATAATGTACCAATCAATTTACCTGTGTAACAATTTACAGGAACAGGTGAAGGTGTTGGTGTTACATTAGGAAGTGGTGTTGGAGATATACATGGATTAACAGGTGATGGTGAAGGTGTTGGTGTGGTTAATGGTACTGTTGTTGTAGTTGTAACAGGTACAGGTTGTAAATCTGATACAACACTAAAGAATGAGAATCCACTATAAATTGCGTTTCCTAAGTTATCAAAAGTTGCATAATACCATGGGTCGTTTTGAGATGCACAATAATTAATCTCAGAAGCGTTAACGTTCTCAACACCGAATACGTTAGTTTCCGCGGTAAATGTTGTTGACAACGCACTATAAACATCTCCTGAAATTGGTCCGTAGTAGTAAATAGAAGTTGCCTCTGTAGATGGAGTTCTTAACACATCAAAAATTTGATTAATCATATTTTCATATAATGTAGAAGTACTACCATCAAAATTCTCATATGGTAAATATAATTTTTCTAAAAGGTAATCAGGAATGTCTGCAGTGTCTAAGACAATGGTCGATGAATTATTTGTACATCCTGTAAAGTCAATTGCATAATCTATAGTTAGATATTCATCACATTGTTCAACACAGTTTACAGTGGTGCTAGACAAACAATAAAAATCAACCGTACTACAGTCAACGTTAGCCTTTGTACTTATAGACCAAGAAGGTCCAGCGTCGTAACCCGAAAGTCCTAAAACTCTAGTTACAAACAACTGATTAGATTGTTGTAAATATGATTTAGCAATGTATGCCGCCTCATACTTAGGAATTTGGGTGTTTATGAATTTCTCTGGAGACGTTCCTCCAAAATATGTAGAGAATTCATCAAAGTTTCTAATAAAAATAGGTTCAAATGCAGGTCCTTTAATTGTTTCACCCACAATACCTAAAGTAGTAACCCCAACGCTTTGGGCTACGAAACTTAAATCTACTTCTGATGTATATACCCCAGGGGATACGAATACTTTGTTTGCCATTATTAATTTCTTTTTTTAGCTATTGATTTATTTTTATTGATAAATATTAGATAAAAAACCAAAATACTTTACTTTGTAGTAACTATTTATAAATTGGGTAGAATAAATTCTGCCTTTTTTCTACCATGTCTGACAATAAGAAAATAAAGAATTTAAAGATATCAGTTGAGGTTCACGATATACTTAAAAAATATTGTGATAAAAAGGGAGTAAAGATGTATAGGTTTTTAGAAAAACTTATAACTGATAAATGTAAAGAAAAACCTGATATATACGGGGAGAATTAAATTAGATTAATAAACAACTCTAATTTAGACTCTAAAACATCGTCATTTTTTTCTATTATAATTTTTAACACATCGTTTGTGTTAATTTGAATTTCACTAACATCTGAACCATAATAATCGTTGTTAATATAAACATCAAAAGTATTAATATTTTCACTTAACCCGACAAGGATATTCGCGGTATAATTAAATAATTGAGACAAGGTTGTATTACCAATAACAAAAATTAAATTTTCAGTAAAACTTGATGGGTCATCATCTTTTTTAACTTTTCTTTTTGTTGTTCTAGTATCAACTTCCACAACTTGTAGTAGTCTATTTATTGCAGGAGACACCTCAAATTCATCTTCATCAATTAAAAACCCTAACATAGTAAATTCGTATGTTTGAATATAATATTTCCTTTTCTCAACATCCATAACGGACTCATCGGTAATATTACCCATAACAATAGGAATATAGTGTCC